GGTAGTTCGGACCGCGTCTTGTCTCTAGTCATACCCCCCACCTTAGGGGGTTATAGGAATGATTCTCATAGAAGTCTTAGACCAGCCAGCCACCCAGAAAGCGTTTGGCGATGTTGTTGGGATTTCCCAGCCGGCGGCATCGGATCTGATCAAGCGCGGGGTGCTGCGGCCTGGCGGGACGTTCGGCGAGTGGATTCGCGCGTACTGCGCGCACCAGCGCGAGATCGCGGCGGGCCGCGTCGCGGTCGGCGACATCAACCTGGTGACCGAGCGCGCGCGCTTGGCGAGCGAGCAGGCAGATCGCGTGGCGATGCTGAACGCCGAGCGGCGGCGCGAGCTGGTGCCGCTGGGCTGGGTGGCGGCGGTGATTGCGCGGCACTGCCGGCAGATTGCCGGGATCTTCGACGGAATTGTGCCGAGCCTGCGGCGGATTGACATCAATCTGACGGCGGCTGACCTCGAGCACCTGGAGCGCGAAATCACCAAGGCTCGCAACCTTGCCGGTGAGTTCGACCTAACGACTGCGGACCTGGATGAACCTGATCGAGATCCGTACAGCATTGAGGGCGGGCTTCCAGACACTGAAGAAGTCGAGCCCCAAGAGGCTCAGCCAGTGGGCTGACGAGCATTACTACCTGTCGGCCGAATCGTCGTATGTGGAGGGGCGCTGGTCAGCGTTCCCGTACCAGGTGGCGATCATGGATGCCATCAGCAACGATGACATTCGCGAGGTGGTGCTGCAAAAGTCGGCGCGGGTCGGCTACACCAAGATCGCGCTGGCCGCAGTCGGTTACTTCGCCCACCACCGTCGCCGCAACCAGGCGCTGTGGCAGCCGGTTGACGAGGATGTTGACGAGTTCGTCAAGACCGACCTCGACCCGATGCTGCGCGACGTGCCGGCGATGCGCGACGTGTTCCCCGAATACCTGCGGCGTGACAAGCGCAACACACTGCGGCAAAAGATGTTCCTGGGCAGCGTGCTGCACATCCGCGGCGGCCGGGCCGCCAAGAACTACCGCCGCATCTCGATCGACGTTGCCTACATCGACGAGCTGGACGCCTTCGACATGGACGTCGAAAAAGAGGGCAGCCCGGTCACCCTGGCGGCCAAGCGGATCGAGGGCGCGACCTTTCCCAAGCTGGTGCTGGGCTCAACCCCGAAGCACAAGCACGACAGCCTGATCGAAGCTAGGCGCCTGCAGGCCGAGCGCGAGTTCCGCTACCAGGTGCCGTGCAACCACTGCGGCGAGCTGCACACGCTGACCTGGGGCGGGCCCGACAAGCCGCACGGCTTCAAGTGGGACGGCAAGAATCCCGACACGGTGCGGCACCTTTGCCCGCACTGCGGCACGCTGGCCACGCAGGGCGACTATCTCGCCACCTGGTCGATGGGCCGCTGGATCGACGCCAGCGGCGCCTGGATTGACGAGAACGCGCGCTACCGCACTAGCGACGGCGCGGTTCTAAGCCCGCCCAAGTCGGTCGCGTTCCACATCTGGACCGCGTACTCGCCCATGACCTCCTGGGCGCAGATCGTGCGAGAGTGGTTGAGCGCGCGCGACAAAGAGCGCCGCGGCGACAAGTCCGAACTAAAGGCGTTCATCAACACCACGCTCGGCGAAACGTGGGAAGAAGAAGGCGAGAGCGCCGACCAGCACGCTCTAAAGGCGCGTGCCGAGCCCTACAAGCTGCGCACCTGCCCCGCTGGCGTGCTGATCTGCACCGCCGCGGTTGATGTGCAAGACAATCGTTTTGAAATTGAAGTGCTCGGGCACGGTCGTGGCGAAGAAAGCTGGACCGTTGACTACACCGTGCTCGACGCCAACCCCGGCGATGAACGCGAGTGGCAGAAGCTGGACGACTACCTGACCAGCACGTTCCCGCACGCCAGTGGCCAGCTGATGCCGATCGAGGCCGCGGTGATCGACTCCGGCGGCCACTTCACGCACCAGGTTTACAACTTCTGCCGGCTGCGCACGCATCGGCGGGTGTTCGCGGTAAAGGGTGATTCCCAGCTCGGCAAGCCGATCAAGGGCAAGTCGAGCTGGGTCGACGTCAATTACCGCGGCACCGTCATCAAGAAGGGCACGCGGATCTGGTTCATTGGCACCGACACCGCGAAAGACACGATCTTCGCGCGCATGAAGTTGCGCGAGCCGGGGCCCGGATACATGCACTTTTCGGCCGAGCTGCCCGACAGTTACTTCGAGCAGCTGACCAGCGAGGCGCGCGTGCCGCAGAAGACGGCGCGCGGTGATGCCTGGCGCTGGGTCAAGCGCGGCCTGCGCAATGAGGCGCTCGACTGCCGCGTCTACAACGTGTTCGCCTCGAACATGCTGGACCTACACCGCTACACCGAGGCCATGTGGCGCCGGCTCGAGCAGCGCGTAGCGCCAGATTTGTTCGCGCCCAAGGGCGAAGGCTCTGAAGCAACGCCCGAAGCCGAGCAGCAAGCACCGAAACCCTCCGCCAAGCCAGCGCGGCGGATGCGTCCGAAGAGTTTTACCAAGCGTTGGAAACACTGATCCAGGCACCGCGTGGTGACCGACAGCGCAGGCTTTTTAACGTAGGAGCATGAAATGCCCAAAGGCACCACGTCGAGTAACGACTACCTGAAACTGCTGTACACCGCGGTCGCCATCGCCAACATCGGCGACAACGCCGCCAGTGCGCCGCTGACCAACCTTTACGCCTCGCTGCACAGCGCCTATCCCGGCGTCGGCGGTGACCAGACCACCAGCGAAATCAGTTACACCGGCTACGCCCGCGTCGCCGTGGCGCGTTCCGGTTCCGGCTGGACCGTCACCGGCAACAGCGTCAGCCCGGTGGCGCAAATCAATTTTGGCCAATGCTCCGGCGGCAGCGCGACCGCCATGTTTTTCGCCACCGGCACCGCCAGCTCGAGCACCGGCAAGCTGCTGCACTTCGGCCCCATCGGCACCAAGCTCGGCCCCTTCACCGCCATCGACGCCGGCGACCTCATCACCATCCCCGGCCTGTCGGGCGTGGCTGTGGATGACCGCATCGCCTTCTTTGCCGGAGATCCATCCGGCCTGCCAGCTGGCATTGCCGAGGGCACCGTCTATTTCGTCAAGACGCTGAGCACGAACGACATCACCGTGAGCACCACGCAAGGTGGCGCGACTGTTGCCATCACCGGCGCTGGCGACGGCCTGGCGTGGAAGATCACGCCGATCGCCATCAGCTCCGGCGTCACGCCTGGGCTTGGCACCGGCACCACCATCGTCGACGCCTAAAGGAAAACCATGGCCTTCTTCACCGTCGTGCGGCCCGCGGCGAGCATGACCGTGGGCAATGACATGCTCACCGTCACCGCCGCTGCCGGCAAGCCGCTGAACATTTGGTCGGTCGACGTCAATGGCGTGCAGAATGCCTCGCTCGCCGGCGAGCTGAAGCTCAGCCGCTCCACCGGCGGCGCTACCGCCACCAGCATCACGCCCGCCAAGCTTGACCCCAACTCCAGCGCCGCCAGCTTCCAGGCGCGCCACACCTGGACCACCCAGCCGAGCGTCACTGCGGACAGTGATCTGTGGGTGTTCTCCGTCAACGCCAACGGCGGCAAAGATCGGTTTCCCGGTTACCCGCAACCGATCCCAGTGCCCGCCAGTGGCCAGGTCAGCCTGCGCGTGCTGGTCGGCACGCACCAGGTCGACCAGACCTGGTTGATCGAGGAATTGGGCTAAGCCTGGCGCATGCGTCCGATCCTGCACCAGGTGCGCGTGCCGTCGTTGCCAAAGCGGCGGCGCGAGTTCGCGCGCGGCGCAAGTCCCGCGCCCGACCTGGGCTGGATCGTCAACGGCGGAGCGCTGAGTTTTACTGAAGGCAGTAGCACGCCGTTCAACGTCGCCGCTACTGGGCCGAGCAGCTATGTCGCTGGCGGCGTCTACGGTGTTGACGTCAGCGGTGCGGCGTTGCCGTCTGGCATGGTGCTCACTGATGCCGGCAGCCTCACCGTCGGCAGCGCCACCGCGGCGAACCAGCCCGGCGTCGTGTTCAGTTACTTCGAGCCCGGCGCGCTGCCCACGATGACGCTGAACACCGGCGCGGCGTCAGGCGTGTTGCCATACATGGCCACCGTGTACCCGCTCGAGGGCACCGTGCCGCAGGGCGCGATGCTGGTTAGCCCGGACGACGCCAGCCTGCGCAGCAGCGTGTTGAGCCGCTGGCCCGACAACAGCGCGCAGGTGATGGTGCTGGCTGGAGCAAAGAGCCTCAGCGCGTTCACGCAGACCAGCATTCGGCTGCGGCCCGCCGTCGTCAGTGATACGGCGCTCACCACCGCATACATTGACAGCCTGCTCGGCGACCTGGTGGTCAACTTCGGCGGTGGTGCGCAAACGTTCAACAACTGGACCAGCGGCCACGATCGCACGTGGTGGGCCAACAGCCAGGTGATCTGCGCCCGCTATCGGCGCAGCTGCGGGCTTGGCGTGCTGGAAGCGGTGATCGATGTTCACGCTTTTGTCGGCGGGCGAGTGTTCGTCGAAGTGGTGGTCGAGAACAGCAGCATGACGACGGCGAGCCCAAGCAAGCCAGCCGCCCAGACCTACGCCAGTGCGTCAGTCGTCATCAACGGCACGCAGATCAACGGCAGCGGTACGGGCAGCGCGTGGGCGGGCGGAGCGACACACGAGGCATTCCGCGCGTGGTACTGCTCTGGCTGGGTGGGAGGTGATCCGCAAATCCAGGTCACGCACGACACCGCGTCGATCCAGGCGCACCCGTTGCTGTTCAAGCCCACCGCATCGGCGGTCTATGACTTTTCCAGCTACGTTCCAGCAGGAACACAGTTTTTTGGAACGGCGCAGAAGTACGGCGACGACACCTATGTGCCATGGAATTTCGGGCGGCATCGGTGGAATGGCATGGGCAACCCTGGCGACAGCCGCACCATCGCCTATCTGCCGCAATGGGAGTGCTCCTACGTTCAGACCGGCAGCAAGCACGTCAGAAACGCGGTGCTTGCCAGTGGGCTCGCCCTATTGTCGTTTCCGATCAACTACCGCGACGCGAGTGGCGATGTCCCGACCTTCGGGCAACTCGGCGCACAGCACATAGGCGCCAGTTTTCCATACAGCGGTGGCTCGCCGTTTGCAAACTACGCGGCCTATGGCTGGGACTACGCGCACTGCCCGGCGGTTGGGATGGTGGCGTTCCTGTGCCGTCCATCGCCGTGTTTTTTAGAGATCTCGCAAAAGGCTGCGATCTTCAATGGCCTCGGCCAATCAAATCATCAGTTTGGGTACTGGTACGAAACGCGCGGACGCGCCTGGTGCGCTCGCAATCTCGGGTTCGCGATTTTCCTGACGCCCGAGTCGCACCCGTGGAAGCCGACGGCCCGGTCGAGTCTTGCCAGCAATGTGTCGTACTTCCGCACATGGGAAACCGACCCAGAGCAAAAGCTCAATTTGATGTGGGGTTTCCAGCCCGGCGGAATTCACTACCGCGACGAGGATGGAACGCCGGCCGGCTTCCAGGTGTCGACATGGATGCACCACTTCTTTGCTGTCGTGGTGCACAAGTTGGCTGCGGCGAAGATCCTTACCGGTTCAGAGCAAACGGAACTTGCCGCACACGCCGACTGGGCAACGCTGCAACCGGTGCGTTTCGTCAATGAGTCGACACTAGGTGAGTGGCGCTACATCGCCTACAAACTCAACGCCGGCACCACCGGCGGGGCCACCAGCAACGACAACCTGACCAGCATCGGGGCCTCGTCAACGTGGGGCGCGCAGCGCGCCTGGAACAAGACCGACGGCCCGCCCGCACTGAGCGGTCCGTTCATGGCCGCCGGTACGCCCGAGGTCAACGCCTACGCCAGCGGGTGGTCGGTCAACAACGGCGACGTCGAAGCCGACGCCGAGAACACCTACACCGGGCAACTGTGGCATGCCCTGGTGGCCGCGGTCGAGCGCGATGTATCAGGGGCCGCGTCGGCGTGGGCCACGGTCAACGCCAACGTCACCAACCTGGCCACGTTCAAGGCCAACGGCGGCAAGGATTGTCGCCTGCATCACTTACCGCGCAACGTCTGATGGCTGCCTATACCGGCCCGCGTCGCGCCACCAGCACGGCAACGACCGTGGTGGTCGATGCTTCTGTGGCGTCATGGCTGCCGGCGCCGGCGTTTTTCAGGAATGTCAGCCTGGCCAATGCCAGCACGATCAATCCTGAGAATGGATTGGGCGATCAGGTCTATCACGCCAACAATGGATTTGATGGCACCTGGATTGCCTATGCCGGCGGCGCCTTCGCCTCCGCGCTTGGGGCGTTGGGCTCCATGGTTTTCTTCAGCGGCGGCAATGGTGCCTACGATGGGAACGGGGTCGTAGCCTATGACATCGCCGATCGAACCTGGGCAATGCTTTCGCAGCCAGACAACACTGGCGTCTACCGAACCAGTACCGGGCCAACCTCATCGAATAGCACGCATTCGCTGGATTCTGACGCGGTCAGCGACCGGGTGGGATTGTCCGGCCACTACATTAAAGACGGTTTCGGCAACGCCTACGCCGGCACCGAAGTCACTGGCAATTCGACCACGGTGTGGAAGCCTTTTCCAATTCATTCACTCTGCGGCATCACCTATCTGCCGCCGGATGCCGGGGGCGGTACTTACGGCTCGCTGATCGTGGTGGGGCACGACATGAACGGCATCCGCGTGCTGTCGGCCAACGGCAAGATATTCAGGTTCGACCTTGAGACGCATGTGTGGAGCGCGATCAATTTTCCCTTCTACCAGTTCCAGATCGAAGTGGCGGCCGAGTACGACTCGTTCAACAAGTTGCTATGGGTTTCCAACTCCGGCAGCAACCGTCCTTTTGTGTGGAGCTACCTGACCAATTCGGGCGGGGTGCTGAACAACCCGACGATCAACAACTCGAACAATTACGGCAACCTGGTCTACATGCCGCTGCGCAAGATCATGGTCACGCTGGCGGCCACTCCACCGTCTACCGTGACGATTCGATACCTTGACCTGAATGGATACACGCACGGCACCAGTTCTCCACCAGGAACCAGTGTCACGCTGACGACGGTCAGTTCAGGAAACATCACCGGGTCGGCTCCGGTGTCGATGCTCATCAATGCAAACGGCGCTAACGACAAGCTCGACTACTGTGACTATGACGGCTGCCTGTATTACCTGCTGCGGGCCACTGGTGGCACTGCTTGCACACTGTACAAGCTGACGCCTCCAGCGGTTGGCAGCGAGTCAACCGGAACGTGGACGTGGAGCAGCGAGCCGATCAACCAGCATGACGGTTCGACCACGTTTGCCTGCCGCGGTGGGCGCATCGAGCCGACATGGGGCGGGCGGGCGCGCTACGTCCACTCGCTAAAGTCGATCATCATGAGTGACAGCCCGAGCCTTCCGGTCCAGGCCATCCGTTCATCTTCGTGGGTATAGATTATGTCGATCCAAGCAGGCGGTGGCGCTACCAGCGAGGGGCGAAGGCTCACGACACTGGATTTCAACGCCACTTATACCGTGCTGTTCAGTATCTACGTCGATGCCAACATCACTAACGATGTCGTGTGGGGCATCAGCGGGTCCACCAGCGCGGGAAGCGGTGCCTCACTGGGCTCGCGGTATGACTCCATCCGCGGCAGCAGCGGTGGTCTGTGGAAGTTGGCCGTCAGTTCTACGGGTGGGCCATCGGATGCGGTTTCCAGCGTGACTCCAAGCGCTTCGACCTGGTATCGAGTTTCAGCGCGGAGAACCTCAGATACCAGTCTGATTCTGCGGGTCAACGGCACCGACATTGCAACGTCATCCCTGGATGTGAGCGCCCGGGAGGCCGTCTACAACGAGGTCATCTTCTACGACGACAACGCCGGTGGTGGCGCGACGGCCGGCATGCGGATCTCGAATTATAAGTCATGGTCGGCTGTGCTCAGCACTGCTGAAATTGACGCAGAGCACGCCGCGACATCCTTCATCGTCACCGCCAACAAGTTCAGCGGCAGCCCGATGGGCGATGCCAGCGTGCTCGCTGGCAATGACACCGCCGATGGATCTGGGAATAGCTGGACGCTTGGCGTCGGGTTGGTTGCAGGTGCCAATGATTCGTATGTGGACTATGGCGGCGCCGCCGGCCACCCCATCGGCAAGCGCCTCGGCGGCGTTCGCTATGCAACACTCAATCGTGGAGTCTGGTAAATGGCATCCTCTGACGCAAAGTACTTCCCGGCCAAGAACATCGCTTATCGCGTCGTCTTCCCGATCCTCGATGCCGATGGCGACCTGGTCACCGGCGCTGCCGCGCTCGACTCCGAAGTCAGCAAAGACCAGGGCACGTTCGCCGACTGCACCAACGAGGCCACTGAGATCGCCACGGCCTCCGGCCTGTATTACCTTGACCTGACGGCGGCCGAAATGAACGCCGACTGTGTCGCCGTCATCGTCAAGACCACCACCAGCGGCGCCAAGACCACGGTGTTGACGCTGTACCCGCTCGAGGCCGGCGACACCAACGCATTCGCAGACGATCACCTAGACAGGAGCATGGAGGCCGGGCCCGATACTAACGCCCGCTCGCCACGCAACGCCCTGCGCGTACTGCGCAACAAGACATCGGTGGCCGCTGGCACGCTCACGGTCACCAAGGAAGACGACACCGCGTCGGCCTGGACCGCCGCCGTCACGACCAACGCCTCGGCCGACCCCATCGTCGGCATCGACCCGGCCTGATCGAAAGGTAAGTCATGGCCGAGGGCTTTCGCGGCTACTGGCCGTTCATTGCCCTCGATGGCGCGCCCACTCCCTACGGCGCGGCAGCGGCGGCGTCGAGCGCCAGCGCCGTCAACGCGAGCACCGCCGTCAATAGTGGCGCCGCGCTCGCCCAGTCGTTCGCCGCCGGCCAGGGCCCGGCGTCGCTGAATGACGCCATTGTTTCGTACCGCTTCCATTTCGCGGTGCAGGGCATGGGCGCTTTCGTCGGCGTGTCGCAGTCGGCCGCTGATGTCACCGGCTACGGCACGCAGACCATCGTGCGTGTCGGTGCCGCACGCGCCGCGGCCGAGGTCACCGGCCGCAATGCCGCCAGCGGTGGCGAGGCTGCGTTCCGCAGCTGGCGGCCGTGGTTCGCGCTGGAGGGCTCCACCACCCCGGTGCCCTACGGCCTGTCGAGCGCAACCGCTGCGGTCAGTGGTGTTGGCGTTTACAGCATTGCTGGCGACTACGCCACGCCGCCGCGCAGCGTGTTCGATCTGCCGCCGCCGGTCGACTTCAAGCCGCCCGGCATTACGCTCGACTACGGCATCCCGCTGTCGCTGCGTGCTGCGGCCACGCTGCAGGGCGAGATCATCGCCACCAGCGCAGCCACCGGCGAGCGCCGGCTGGCGTGGAGCTTTACGGCGGGTTCCGCTGCTGCCGCGGTCATCACCGGCCAGCTGCGCGCTGTCGTTGTCTTCGCCGCCGCCGCCAGCGCTGGCGCGCGCGTCACCGGCACGGCCGTCGGCGTCATCACACTGGCCGAAACCGGCGCAGCGTTGGCCGGCGCGCAGGTCGCCGGCCAGGACCGTTCGCTCAGCCCCGGCGCGGCGCTCGGCATTGCCGATGCCACCAGCAACGCCCAGGCTGTCGGCAGCGCGCAGTTCACGCAGGCCGGCGCTGCCAGTGCCGCAGCGGCCGTCTACGCGGTCGATGCCTCCGGCTACCCGCTGGCGGCCCCGGCCGGTAGTTCGTCCACCGCCGCCGACGTTGCCGGCGAAGCCGTCGCCGAAGTCGTGCGCACTGCCGAGATCAGCGCGCTGTCGGCGCTGGCGGCGATGCAGACCTCGCTGGCGATCGCCGAAGCCTCGGCCTCGTCGATGGCGTCGGTGCGCGGCGTCAACGCCGCGGTGGGCAGCATTCTGATCGGCTTCGGTCGGCGGCGTGTCGGCTCAGTCAATGTCGCGACTGCCAAGCGGCGCGTTGGCAGTGTGTTGCTGGGTAACGGCAAGACCAAGATCGGAAGCACTGATCCATGATCACCAATCGCCTGTACGTCGGTGACACGCTCAACTTCGGCGTCAACGTGCCGGACTATCCACCGGCCGACGGCTGGACGCTGAAAATGCGCTACACGCCGCGCTTCACCGCGCCGGTGCAAACGCCCATCACCATCGTCGCGCAGCTCGGCCCGATCGACGTCGACGGCGAGCTCTACGACTACGCCATCCAGGCCGCGCCCACCACCACCGCCGACTGGATTCCCGGCCTGTACGGCTGGGCCAGCTGGGTTGAAAAATCCGGCGCGCGCCAGGTGCTGCAGGGCACGCAGTTCCAGGGCGAGCTGACCGTACTGCCCGACCCGGCCACCATCGCCCAGGGGGCGGATACCCGCAGCGTGGCGCAGAAGGCGCTGGACGACTGCACCGCCGCGCTCGCCAATGCCGCCGTGCGGGCCGCCAATGCCGGCACTTCGTCGGTACCAGTGGAGTACCGCATCGGCGATCGCATGATGAAGTACGACACCGCGAACGAGGCGCAGCAGTCGCTGCTCACCGCGCGCAACGCCTGGCAGTTGATCGTCAACCGCGAGTATCGCAAGCAGTGCGCTGAAACCGGCCTGCCCGATCCGCGCATCATCCATACGAGGATCAACCGTGTCTGATCCCACTTCGCTGCGCGCGCGCCTCGGCCGCTGGCTGCTGGGCAGTGGCGCGTCGGTGGCCCGGCGTGCTGCGCCCGGCAACGGCATGCGCACCTACCAGGGTGCGCGCGGCTCGTACATGACCGCCGGCTTCGGCACCGGCAACAGCAGCGCCGATGCCGAGCTGCACCTCTCGCTCACTTCCCTGCGTTCACGCAGCCGCCAGCTGCTGCGTGATGCGCCCTATGCCAAGCGCGCCTGCCAGATCGTCGTCAACAACGTCATCGGCCAGGGCGTTGGCATGCAGGCGCAGGTCAAGACCACGCGCGAGGATTTTTCCGAGCGCATCAACGCCGAGATCGAAAGCCAGTGGGGCCTCTGGTCGCGCGCCGAGAACTGCCACACCGGCGGGACTTTCCATTTTGCCGACATGGAACGCGCCGCCATGCGCCAGGTGTTCGAGGCCGGCGAGGTCATCATCCGCAAGCACTACCGGGCCTTCGGCGCCTCGCGCGTGCCGTTCGCGCTCGAGCTGATCGAGGCCGAACGCCTGGCCGATGAGTTCGCGCAGCCCGGCCCGCTCAACGCCAGCACCATGGTGCGGATGGGCGTGGAGGTCGATCGCTTCTTTCGTCCGGTGGCCTACTGGATTCGCGAGCGCCATCCGGGCGACATCCGCGACAACGCCGGCGGCAGTGACCGTTACGAGCGCGTGCCCGCCGACCAGATCTTCCACCTGCGCATTGTCGAGCGCTGGCCGCAGACGCGCGGCGAGCCGTGGCTGCACGCCGTGCTGCGCAAGCTGAACGACATGGACGGTTACAGCGAGGCCGAGATCTACGCCGCCCGCGCCGCCGCCAATGTGCTGTTTGCCATCGAGCAAGACCCGGCCAATCCCGACGCGCCGCTCGACAACGCCGCCGCGCCGGTGGGCACCACCCAGCCCGACGGCGGCGACCAGTTCACCGTCGAGCCCGGCCTCGGCATGAAGCTCGACCCCGGCCAGAAGCTGAACATGGCCAACCCGACGCGGCCCAATACCGCGCTCGACCCGTTCATGCGTTACATGCTGCGCGAAGTCGCCGCCGGCACCGGCCCGAGTTACGAGAGCCTGTCGCGCGATTACTCGCAGAGCAACTACAGTTCCAGCCGCCTGGCGCTGCTGGACGACCGCGACCTATGGCGCGTGCTGCAGAGTTGGTGGCTGCGCAGCTTCCGCGAACCGCTGCATCGGCAGTGGCTGCAGGCCGCCGTGCTGTCGCGCGCCGTCAGCACCATCGGCGTCGAGGCCTACGCCACCGACACCGAGCGCCACGAGGCCGTCAAGTTCAAGCCGCGCGGCTGGGGCTGGGTCGACCCGACCAAAGAGGTCGAAGCCTACAAGGCCGCCATCATGGCTGGGCTGACCACCCGCACGGATGTCATCGCCGCCACCGCCGGCGGGCTGGATGTCGAAGACATTGACGAAACTCGCGAGCGCGAACTGGCCGCCGCCAAGGAAAAAGGCCTGGTGTTCGACACCGACCCCGAGGTCTACAACAAGCCCGAGCCCGCCGCCGCGGCGCCGGCCGAGCCCGCGCCGGAGCCCGAAGACCCCGCGCCAGCCGAAGACCCCGAAGTCGCCGCCGAGCGCAAGGCGCTGCGCGACCAGGTCAGCCGCCTCGAGCGGCAGCTTGACCTGCAGTCGGTGCTGCGCATGGTGCCGCCGGCCCAGCCGGTGAGCATGGTGATCGAGCCCGGCGCCATCGCCGTGCACAACAGCCCGCCCGCTGTCACCGTCGAGCGCACCATCGTCAACGTCGCCCCGGCCGAAGTGCGCATCGAGCAGGCCCCGGCGGTGGTCAATGTGGCCGCGCCCGAAGTGCGGATCGAAGCCACACCGATCACCGTCAACGTGCCACCGGCCGAGTTCACCGTCAACGTGCCCGAGTCGCACGTCACGTTCGAGGCGACCCTGCCGTCGCCGGTGGTCAACGTGCGCGCGGCCGAGCAGCTGGCGCCCGTCATCAATGTGGCTGCCCCGGTAGTCAACGTCGCCGCGCCCGAGGTGAATATCGCGCCGACGATCGAGGCCACCCTCAACCAGCAAGACAGCAAGACCACGCACAAGCGCAACCCGGCCGGCGATCTGGTCGAGAGCGTCACAACGTACAGCTAGGAGCCCAGCACCATGAGCATGAGCGACGCAACGGAAAACGATGTCCTTGAAATGGCCCTGAAGGGTGTAGACCCCTCCTGGCGCGCGGGCGCAACGCAGTACCTGGCACTCTGTACCGGGTCCGTCAGCGAAGCGGCACCGATCGCCAACGAGTGCACCTACACCGGCTATGCCAGGGTGGCGCTGACCAAGGCCACGGCATGGACCGATGGCGGGTCGAGCTTCACCAATTCAGGACTGATCCAGTTCGGCAAGCGAACTGATGCTGGCGCCACGCAGACCGTCACCACCGCAGTCGTGGTAGATACGGCAAACGGAGCGATTGCTCTTGGCATCATTGCGGCACTGTCGGCGAATCTCGATGTATCGCAGAACATCCAGCCGCAGTTCGCCATTGGCGACCTGACGATCACGGCCGAGTAATGGCCGGGTTTGCCAACCTGCGCGAGTTGGGTTTGTCATTGGTGGATGACGGCCGCACCTGGATCAGCACGTTCCGCAAGGTGCCATCCGCCGCGGCGACGGTCACCGGGCAGTGGCTGGACTACAGCTACGCGAGTGGTAACCCGATCCCGAATTACTACGCTGCTTCACCGCTCGAGGCGGCGCGGCTCGAATACGACAAAGGCATCATCGTCCCGCGCATGGCCAGCGGGCAAAGGCAGTTCCTGCACCGATTGACCGTGATGTCCGCCGGAGCCACGTCGAGCACGCAACCGATGTACCTGCTGGACTACCTGCTCTATTACCCGTTCGTTGACATGGATGCAGCGGGCGAAGACCAGACCATGACGCAAAGCACTACTCTGCAGCGTTATGTGGACGGAGTGGGCGTGCAGATGATGGTCATCTCGCAGTCGCCCACGGTAGGCGGCGGCCGGTTCACCATCACCTACACCGATACGACCGATACGCAACAGACCACGACGTCGATGTTCTGCGGTACGGCGCAACCGGCTGGAACCGTGGTTAGTGCGGTGCTTGGAACGGGCGGGCTGACTCCATTTGTTCCGCTTCAGGCCGGCGTCAAAGGCGTGAAGCAAGTGGACTCCGTTAACTTTTCGGTCGCCAATGGCGGGCTGTGTTGTGTTGTGCTGGTCAAGCCGCTGGAGCAAACCCAGACGCTGGAGTCGTGCGCGGTTGCTGGCATCGGCACGGCCATAGAAAAAGAAGCGGTCAGAGGGCGGCCGGGAATGATCCAGATTCAGGACGGCGCATTCCTCGGGTTGCTGGGGCAGGGCGTCGCTGGCTCGCTGGCTTCGTCCCCGCTGGTCGGCACAATCGAAACGGTTTGGAGGTAGCGCATGGCTGGCTTCAGTTCGCAGGACGACCTGATCACACAGATCACGACCGGCGGGAAAATCGGCCGGATCGATTACAACAAGGTCACCGCCGTTGCCGGCGTAGCGGGAACGTGGACCGACTTGGGCACGGCAACCGGTTCAGTTCCGGCCAACACTTACGCCGGCACATCGCTAACGTTCGTGGCTACGGATGACACATGGGGGGAGGGCGCGGTCTATCACGGCGGCAACGTCAGCACGGCGACCAAGCATTTCCTCAGCGCCAGTGCGTCCGTGTTCGCGGCGGCCGGAGCGCCGTGGATTCTGATGTGCGTCGATCAGGTCGGCTATGTCCCGATCACCGGCGCGGACGTGACGAGTACATCGGAACGCACCATCACGATGACGGCATTGAACAGCGGCTCGCGCTGGCCGGATGGCAAAGGACTGCGGGCGTACTTTTCGTCCGAAGTCGCCCCATCGACTGGCGGCCCGAACCTGACCTCGTTCAAGTACACCGACCAGGATGGCAACACCGCGCAGAACGTGACGGTCGCGGTCGGTATGGCCGCTGCGGCGGGTGCAGTGACGGGCATGATTCCGCATTCAGGCAATGCGGCCACGCGGTACGCGCCATTCCTGCCGCTGCTGGTGGGCGACTATGGCATCCGCGATCTGGAAGCATTCACGTTTTCGGGCGGTACCGCCTATACCGGCTCCGGTGCGCTGGTGCTGCACCTGGTCAAGCCGCTGTGGCAACTGCCGATCCCGGCATCGGGCATCCTGACCGAACGGGATTTCGTCAATCAACTTCCGAGCCTGCCGAAGATCCCCGACGGGGCTTGCCTGCGGTTCCTGATATTCCAGACCGGCGCGACGACGAACGCATCGCCACTGATCGTTACCGCTGACTACGCCTGGAACTGACGTGGCGTTGATCTGCAACGGCGCACTGCTGTACCGGAACACAAACCGATATTTGTCAGCAACCGGGCAGTACGGACGCGGGTCCACGCTGGACGGCGGCGGGGCCAAGCGCAACTGGCAGAACGGCTGGCATCACATTACCGATGTCACCGATAAGTCGGGCCTGCCGAACGGCTACCGGCACCCGGTGGCGTGGATGCTGCCGCAGAAGGCCGGGGCCATCACCTCACGCAACGAGGGCTACCTGACGCTGTCAGGGCTGGCGATCGGCGCGAAGGGGTTGGGCGGAAGTGCTGCCGCCACCATCACCATCAACGGGGTGGCGGTTGGCGGACTGATCGCCGGCGGGGTCGGTAGCGGAACCATCAGCATCAGCGGCACGGCTGACATCTTCGCCGGCATTGTCGGCAATGCCAGCGGTTCGATCACGATTTCAGGGACGGGTACTGCAGCGGCACAAGGGCATTTTTCTGCGGCCGGCGTGCTGACGATCAGCGGTTCGGTGGTTCCGTATGCGATAGGCAGCATGGTCGCAACCACCGATTTCGGCGATGAGTTGTCGCCGGTATCGCTGGCCAACGCGGTCTGGCAGCGTGCGATCGAGGCCGGCTTCACGGCTGAATCGATCCTGCGGATCCTGGCGGCCCACGCTGCGGGGTCGGCCACCGGGCTGGAGGGATCGAATCCGCAGTTCACCGGGCTGGATGGAGCCACCCTGCGCATTGACGGCACCTACAGCGCCGGCACGCGGACGATTGACGCGCTCGACGGGGAATAGGCCATGTCATCGCTCGGCCAATGGCTCGGCCAATGGGCGGGCGCATGGTTCGGACTGGCCGGCGAATCAGATCCGAATGCGGCTGTTGCATCCGCAACAATCCGCCTCGACGCCTCTGGAACGGCCGGCGCGATTGGCTGGATCGCGGCGTCGGCAGCGGTCAGCCTGGGTGCCGCTGGTGCGCTGAGCGACGGTGAGGCGCCGCCGAGCGTGGTGAAGCGCGGCGGCGGTCGTGTCACCTATTACGAGGACCGCGCGCTGCCGTTAGCAGCGGCACGCGCGCGCCGTCGTGTGCAGGATGAAGAAGTCATCGCCATGATGACGTCGTAGGCAGTCACCGAACACAGCCACGGCCCGCCGGGTTCACGCCCGCGGGCCGTTTTCTTTGGAGGGTCGCGCATGACGCGAACGAACACACAAACGCGCACGCTGGTCTTCGACCTCGAAGCCCGCGCCAGCGACGACACCATTCCGGTGGTGGTGTCGACCGACGTAATCGTCAACATGCCCGACGGGCCCGAGATGCTGTTGCACACGCCCGAGGCGGTCGATCTGTCGCGCGCGCCGCTGCCGATCATCGCCTCGCACCGTGCCGGCCAGGTCAACATCGGCGTTGTCGAAAACCTCACCACCGTCGGCGGCCAGCTGCGCGGCGTGGCGCGCTTCGGCTCGCGGCGCGAGGCTTCCGACTACAAGCAGGACGTGCTCAACCGGGTGATTCGCTCGGTCAGTGTCGGATATGCCCGTATCAAGGGCCGGCTGCGTAATGACGGCGTACTGGTCACCACCCGGTGGATGCCCACGCACACGGCGCTGGTCGCCGAGCCGGCCGACATCAACGCTGGATTTTTTCGGGCTATGGACGCTGCGCCAGAGTTCGAGATCGAAACCGAGCAGCAAGAACTTCACCCCGCGGCTCCCGCCGCTTCTCCAGGAGTCTCAGCAATGAGCGAGCAACAAGCCGCCGCGGGCGCAAACGCGGACGTTCAAACCCGGTCGAATGACATCGACTACAACCAGATCGACCCGGCCGGCGAAGCCAAGCGCCGCCGCGAAGCGATCGAAAAGTTCGCGCGCGCGTCGAGCATCAGTGACCAGCGCACGATCGAGCACTGGATCCGCTCCGGCAAAGACTGGGACGCGATCGCCGACGACCTGCTGAAGATCCGCCAGGAGAACAGCAAGTCGGCCGCGACCTTCCTTGACCTGCCGAGCCGTGACCTGCAGCGCTACTCACTGTGGCGCGCGATGAACGCCGTGCTGTCGGGCGACTGGAAGCACGCCGGCCTCGAGATGGAAGCCTCGCGTGAGATCGCCAACCGCACGCAGCGCATGCACAACAGCAAGGGCTTTTTCGTGCCGCTCGACGTGCAGGAACGCCAGTTGCCGATGCAACAACGCGACCAGACGGCGGCCTCGGCCTCCGGCGGCGGCTACCTGGTGGCCACCGACAATATGTCGTTCATCGAGCTGCTGCGCAACCAGATGGTTGCCATGCGCATGGGCGCCACCCGCATGCCGGGACTGGTCGGCAACCCGACCATTCCCAAGCAAACGGCCGGCGCCACCGCCTACTGGCTGGCGAACGAGGCCACCGCCATCACCGAGGGTGCGCTCACGTTCGGCCAGTTGGCGCTCACGCCCAAGACCGTCGGCGCGTATGTCGAAGTCAGCCGCCAGCTGCTGCTGCAATCGAGCCCGGCGGCCGAGGGCATCGTCACGGGTGACCTGGCCGCGCAAGTCGCGCGCGCTGGCGATCTCGCGGTGGCCCACGGCTCGGGCGGTTCCGGCCAGCCGCAGGGCATCGTCGGCACCGGCGGCGTCGGTTCGGTCACCGGCACCTCGATGGACTATGCCGACATCCTCGAATTCCAGAGCGATGTCGCGGGGGCCAATGTGCGCCCGAACGCGGGCGGCTACGTCACGACGCCGGCGGTAGCGGCCAAGCTGATGGCCCGTTCGCGCTTCACCAACACCGACACGCCACTGTGGGAAGGCAACCTGTGGGAGGGCCGCATGGCCGGTTTCCCCTCGATGTCGTCGAACCAGATCAGCGCCGACGTCATGATCTTCGGCGACTGGAGCCAGGTGGTGATCGGCGAATGGGGCGTGCTCGAGATTGCGGTCAACGAGGCGGCCAACTTCCCGATGGGCGTGGTCGGTTTCCGCGCGATGTACACGATGGACGTCGGCGTACGTTACGCCGGGGCGTTCAGCGTGGCGTCGTCGATCACGTAATGAAGCTCCGGGTCTTGCGCGCGTTCCTCATCAAGGGGGGCGCGCGCCAGGAGCCCGGTTCAGTGCTGGAGCTCGCCGACGCGTGGGCTCTTGAACTGATCCAGATGGGCAAGGCAGTGGCGGTCGGCCCCGTGCCGGCTGTCACTGGTCCCATGACAACCGAATCAACGAGCGGACTGGTGAAGGGCGCCAAGCCCAGCCGCCGCGCCGCAAAGGAGTAACCCATGCTCGCCAACCAAGCGCAGGCCTGCGAACTTGTCAGCCTGCTCACGGCCGCCAGCGCGGCCAACACCGCCGCCGCCACCGGCACCGCGGTCAGCATCCTCAAGTACGAGGGTGACCTGATGGTGACCCAGGTGGTCGGCACCATCACCGGCACGATCGACGGCAAGCTGCAGGAGTGTGACGACTCCGGCGGTACCGGCGCCGCGGACATCTCCGGCGCGCTGTTCGGGCAGGTCACCACGTCGAACGACGCGCCCAACGTGCAGAAAATCACGGTGCCGGCCGGCTCATTGTCCAAGCCGTTCCTGCGCTATGTCGGCACCATCGCCACCGGGCCGTCGATCGTCGGCGTCACGCTGCACGCGCATCCGAAGTACGTCGACTGATGTTCACTGAGAACCGCGCCGCGTTCCTGGCTGACTTTGGCGAGGACGTGACCATCGGCCCCGCGCCGGCGCGGGTCATCTTTTATGACGCCTATGTCGATGCGCTCGGCGTGGCCACCACCGGCCCCGCCGCGCTCGGCTTCGATCTCGACCTGCCGGCCTACACCGTCAACACCACCACGCTGGTGCGCAACGTCGTCAACTATCGCATCATCGACGCCCAGCCAGACGGCACCGGCGTCACGCTGCTGCGGCTGGAGAAACAGTAAATGCCGCACGTGCTGCAGATCGTGCGTGACGCCACGGTCACCGCGTTGACCGGCCTGCCCACTACCGGCACGCACGTCTACGTGCAGGAGCCGTACCCGTGGCAGGCCGACCAGCTGCCGGCCCTGATCGTGACCACCTCGGCCGACCCGGTGGTCGAACAGCTCGACGTGCCGGTAGTGCTGCGCTGGGATGTGGCCGTCAACGTCACTGCCATCGTCAAGGGCACCGGCGACCTGATGGCGCTGCTGGACCAGATCACCACCGAACTGCAGGCCGCCTACTGTGCACTCGCCACCATCGGCGGGCGCAGTGTCGAAGTGGTGCCGCTCAGCTTTGAACCGGCCATCGTCTCTGGCGATGGCGACCAACCTGTGGCACGGCGCAGCGTCAGCTTCGTCGTCAGATCGTTTTTCACCTTGGCGACCTCGCCAGACACGCTGCTCGACTGAGCGGCCCCGCATCACCATCATCAGGAGCAATAAATGGCACGTACACCAGTAAACGGTCTGGTGATCTCGATCGCGTCGGCATTCGGGGCCACC